CATGAGTTTTACTCGTGCACCTTACTCTTGGTCCTCTAGAATAAAGACGTTTACGCATTGCGTATACGTCTTTATAAACTCTACTCGTGCGAACGTGGGATTCCGGCATTGACGGATACCTTAGTAGACGAGTGGTCTTTTGAAGGTCCTTGATTCTCAGAAAATTCTGTCCACTGCATACTTTTGTGTGTTTTGGTCTGTTGAGTTTTGAAATAAAATTCCTTGGAAGAGAGTATTTGAATCATGAGAGAAATAGCTTTTGGATCAACCCCTGTCTGGATGCCGACTGGACATTCCTTTATGTCTCATGTTGGATTAATTCCTTGTGCAGATGATTGGATGTTTGAAATTGAACCTAGTGTATCAGAAGCCAAGATTTGGTCTGTCAATCCACAGCAAGTGGTTGCTTATTATACTTCACAGTATAGTAAGTCAGTTGTTGTGGATTGGTCAGAACAAATTCCTGGTATTGTTGTGAATGGAGTGAATGTTCAAATGAAAAATTTCTATGCTAATTGTGTGAATGGATTACCAACTGTGAATGTGTTGTTTGACTTGAATGAATCTGTTTGTGCAGATGAAGTGCTTCAAGAATGGGATGCATGGTGCTTGGATGATATTGCTATACATATGCGTGTGATGCTTAAAGACATTGCTCTGATTGCTCAAATGGGAATGATTGATGTTTCTATGTTTTCGACTGGACCCTTGGTGAGTGAAATTTGCAATGTGCTCAATGGTATCTGGGAATATTTGAGTTTGTTGAATGTTGAAAATGAAGTTGTTCGTCGAGTGTATGGAGTAATTTCATTTTTGTTGCATTTGGCAGCTGGTGGCATGAATGAGGTGAGTTATATTCATCACCTTTTGGATTTATTTGTCTTATGTGGATGGGAAACCACAACTGTGGCAATTCTAGTACAGAAAGTACTGGGAGTGCAAGGTTCGCTATTACGATCACAGAACCCTCAAGTTGTGGCTCAGATGACAGGTGACTATTCTCCAATTGTGTCACTGATCTTCTGTATCATGTCTATGCTGTATTTCAAGGTGTTGCCAAGTCAGAATGATTCCAAAAGTTTTATGAGATCATTTGGAGATTTTGGTAATGCTGCGCGTGCAGTCACTGGATGTGATGGAGCAATCAAAGTGTGTGTCAAAGCTTTCAAATGTGCATATGAGTGGTTTGAAGAGAGAATAACTGGTGTAACATCTGGAATGAAAGAATTGTTGAATGTGGATGAATCATTGAGTCCGTGGATTGCACAAGTCTATGAGCTCCATGATGAATACAAATCAACTGGACATGTCTTGGATGAAGGAAGACGCACTCTTTGTCAGGAACTTCTGGAGAAAGGACGGAAGTTTAAGAGAGACCTCTCTATGCTGAAATTGCCTCCGACTTTATGGAACACTTTTTTGGAAGTGTTTATGAAAGCGGAGAAGATGGATGCATATAGAGCTCAATCTGAATTTCTCGATAGTCCTCGAGTCCCACCTCTGGTTATATGGCTTTATGGAGAGACAAGTGTTGGAAAATCGACATTGGTGAACTTTTTGTGTGTGGATTTGTTGACAAAAAGTGGTCAGTGTACAGATCCTGACAAAGTATTTAAACACATATTTTGTCGGAATGTGGAAACTGATTTTTGGGATGGATATAATCCAAATCACAAGGTGGTTATCTATGATGATTTTTCAGCCAAGATTCCAGGTAATGATAAGTGTAGTCAAGTTGGGGAAATAATTCAATGTTCCAACATTATGCCTTTTCCCCTTCATGTTGCTGAACTGGAGGAGAAGAAGAGTGCTAGATTTCGTTCTGAGCTTGTTTTCATTACCTCAAATTTGGCGGATCCTGATCTACGAGAAATGAACAATCCTGAAGCAGTGCTTCGGAGGAGAGATTTCGTGGTGAGAGTGAAAGCCAAATCTGAGTTTGTGAAGATGAGTCATAAGTATGGAACTGGGAGAATTCCATCTGCAATACTTGACAAGGAGAAGATACGTCGAGTTTTTGGCACTGAGAAATTGCTTCACACGGATATATATTTGTTTCAGCTGGAGAATAACATGAACCATGATCCGATGTCCGAATGGATATCGTATGAAGAATTGTGTGAAATTCTGCTGGATGCATATGTACAAAATGTGAGGCAAGGTACTCGGTATATTGATGAGATGAAGATTCGTGCTCGAGAAAATCTTTTGGCTCAAATGGGAGAGTATGAACGGGTGAGTTGTGAAAGACAACTTGTTGTACGCTTTCAAAGTCCGTTTACGCGAATTCAGGCATTGGGATTTCTTTCTCAAGTTGATGCATTGTTGGATGAGAGTGGTGAAACACCAAATTCAGCAAAGTTGAGACGGATGAAGGGAATTCTAATGACTAGTTTAGCTATGACGGATGGTTTGCCAAGTGATGCACTGAATCTTGAGTGTGTTAAATGCCAAGCTGCAAGCTTTGTTACCCGAAGTTGGCACAAACTCAGGCAATGGTATAATAATGAGACTTGTCCACATCAAACTATTGGGACATGTGAAGATCTGATCAATGGAGTCAAGTCTTATGCAAGTAAGACTTTATCCTTTGTGAAGAGAAATGCAACGTCAATAGTTGTGGGTGCTGTTGTTGGATCGTTGTCTGTGTGGATGTTGACAAGGAAAACCAGAGAGGAGGTAGGTGTAACACCTGTGGAAAGGATTGTCGAAGCTCAGTCTATGTATGAGAGAGATGGTCCGAGGATGACAAAGGTAATCAGCAAGAGATTTAAGACTCGGAGTAGAAAACTGCATGCTGAATATGGAAAGAATATTGAGGATGCATTGAGTAAACTTTTGAAGAAGAATCAATTTTTGGTTACATGTGAGCGGACAAACAAATCAGTGAATGCTCTTTTCCTTGTTGGGAAAACTTGCTTATTGCCATTACATTTTCTGGAGCATCTAGAGAATGGTGAGAAAGTTGTGTTTTCTAACAAAGAGGTTGGAGTTTTTGCAGAGATGTTTGATGAGAATAATGTGTGTGCTATGGAAGAAACAGATATTGCAGTGTACTCAATTGCTTCTCGCCTGTTGCCAAGTCGCCCTGATGTACGAATGTTATTCGTGCTTGAGAGTGAATTGACGAAGACGAGGAGAGGAGAGTTTGTGCTGCAACATCTTGGAATCAATACCACACGTATTCAGGCTCGTGGTTTGGCACTTGAAGAAATTTTTGATCCAGAAGACCAACCATTGACATATCATGTGCCTGGTGGAGCAAAAGACATAAAACTTGTGAAAGGGCATGTTTATTTTGCAACAACACGAGAGGGCCAGTGTGGATCCCCTGTCATATGTGCAAATGAGGGCATTAATGGCTGCATTGTAGGAATACATGTAGCTGGTACTGCCGGAGGCACAAATGATATGGGTTTTTCAGCATTGGTCACTCGTGAAGTTGTATATGAACTATGCAATATTACAAGTGAGTTGGAAGCTCCAGACACTACTATTCCATTGAGTGATGTATGTACGCCACGATGTCAGATGGGAGAAGTTCCATATGAACATATTGGCGTATTGAATCAATCATGGATGATGACAGGTATGGTGAAAACTATGCTTCGTGAATCACCAATTCATGATATGGTGATGGTACATAAGACTGCTCCAGCTCGCCTTAAGCCATTAGTGGTGAATGGGAAACGGGTATCACCCATGGTTGAGGGATTAACTGGAGCTTTTGATGAGAACACTCCAATGGATAATGTTTTGCTTGCTGAATGTACACGGTGTGTTGCTGAGATGATTGCGACCCACATCAAGGATGAAGATCTGAGTGTACTGACGGAGAGTGAGGCAATAAATGGAATTCCGGGAACAGAATTTGTTGATGCTCTCAATATGGGTTCGTCCCCTGGGTTTCCATTATCAAAGTTGTCGCCTGGATCTGGAAAGAGACATTTGTTTGAAGGAGAATTACCGAATGCACAAGTCGGGAATGGCTTATTAAGAACTGAATTGAATAAGATTGATTCAGCTCTTGATAAGCGGAGAATTCCTGAGGTGTATTTTGTATGTACTCTGAAAGATGAACGTCGCTCTCTTGAGAAGGTTGCAACTGGTAAGACACGAGTGTTTGCAGCTTCAAATGTGGCTCATGTGATTAGATTTCGGCAGTATTTCTTGCGATTTGCTGCCGCATTTATGAAACATCGGAGGCAGTTGGAGCATGCAATTGGAATTGACGTGTATTCCCTGGAGTGGGAGATGCTTTTGTCTTCATTGAGGGTTCATGGCTCAAAGTGGATGGCACTTGACTTCAAATCTTTTGACAAGACCATATCAAGTCAAATGATGTGGTCTGTGTTTTCGGTTGTGAGGCAGGTGTATGAAATTTTGGGTCTTGAGTGCTCATATAAGATGGAGGCATTGTTTGCTTGTGTTGCTGAACCTCGTTATATTATATATAATGATGTGTGGCAGATGAACAGAACACATCCATCTGGAGAACCTATGACAGCGATTCTTAATTCTATATTGGTCTCTGTACTCTATCGCTATTGCTTCACGCAAGTGGCGAGAAGAGAGGATCCGTTGATGGCGAGTCCTGAGCAAATGAAACGATGTGTTTCGTTGTGCTCATATGGAGATGATAATATAGCAACTGTGCATCCAAAAGTCTCTTGGTTCAATCAGTTGTCTCTTGCAGAAGAGATGGCTAAGATAGGGATGAAGATGACTCCAGCACAGAAGAGTGCTGTCATGGGGATTTATGAAGATCAAGGAAATGTGACTTTCTTGCAAAGAAGGTGGCAATGGTCTGAAAAACATGGCGTACATGTACCACTTCGTGAGGTTGGAGACATCGTGGAAATGGTGAATTGGGTGAGAACAGGTAATGATCCCGTGGAACAAGTGTGTCTGAATGTGGATGATGCTTTGTATGAACTGCATTTTCATGGAGTGCAAGTGTACAATTATTGGCGTAATAAATTTGATGTTGCCCTGAGTATTGTGGGAGTTAAGCATATGGCATTGTCATATGCTGAGCAACTGCGAGTGTGGAATGTCAGATATAGAGTGTAAATAGTATGTATGTTTGTCAGTCTAATAGACTGTATGAAGACTCGCGTAGTATGAGAGGTGATACTAACCTGTGTGCGTGACGTGTACACTTGTATTTTAGTCAAACTGCTATAGAGAGAGCCTGGGTTAATCTATAGTATGCAAGTTACAACAGGTTTCAATGTGACGTATGGCAGAAATAAATGATAAAATTGTTGTTGAGAAAGAGAATACGACACTTTTTGCAAATTCTATTAAGACTGAAGTTGTGAATGTTACTCCACACCAACAGTCTTTTGATGAATATGTGAAAAGTTGGTCAGAAAAAGGTGATGGGGCAAAAACTTCTCAAGATGTGAAGTCAATGTTATCACGTCCTGGTTTGATTAAAACGTTTGAATGGCTTGAGACAGATGAGCGAGATGCATTGGTTGCTACAGTAGATATTCCAACAGCTATTCAATCTTCTAAATTCAAATCTAGTAAAATGAAATATTTCAAATTTGTGCGATCAGATTATAAGATTCGAATGGTAATCAATGCGACTCGTTTCCATGCTGGTAGGTTGTTGGTTGTGTGGGCTCCTGGTGCTTCTATGAGTAGTATTCAACAGTTGAATGAGAAATCTATGGCATCTTTGCTTTGTTTTCCGAGTTTAATTATAGATCCGGCTACAAATCAAACTGTTGAATTTGTAATTCCTTTTATATCACCATTTCTCTATTATCCATTAACAACTTATTCAGGAGCAACTGTTGATGCAATACAAAATGCAGCACAATTTTTGGGACAGGTTAAAGTTTTTGTTCTGAACAAATTAACATCAGGGCAAACAACAACAACACCAGTATCTGTTTCAATATATGGATGGTTGGATGATCCTGTTTTGTCTGTACCATTGTATGCTCAAATGGGTGTTGTTTCAGATACTATTGATGGATTGGTTGCACCAATGACGGAGATTGTGGAAACTGCAACAGATGTTGCTTCAGGAGCTTCTCGTATGTTACGTACTGTTGGGTTGTCTAAACCTGATAATATTGGAGCAAATATACGAGTAACTCCAGTGGTAGCAAATTCTTTGTCATATGGTGTGGGTTCAGATACTATTGAGAAATTGGTAGTAGATCCTAAGTGTGCAATTGAGCCGTGTAACGAGTTGTTTGGTACAAAAGATGATGAAATGGATATTGTATATATTGGTAAGACATGGTCTTTATTGAATAGAGTTGAATGGGAAGCTAATAGAGCGTCCGGATATGTACTTGCAGATTTACCATTATTTCCTGGACAGGATACAACTGCTGGGTGGATGATGCGTGCTTTCAAGTACTATTGTGGTAGTGTTAGAATTAGGATTCAATTAGTTGCTAATCAATTTATGTCTGGGAGAGTGATTGCGCTTTTTGTACCCTCTCAAACATTACTTCCTGATTTAACTCCATTGACAGAGCTTGCTGATATGATGTATAATCAAGTCTATGATTTGACTGGTACATCAGAATCAGAATTTACTATTCCATATAACGCACCATATCCGGTTTTACCAACTCCATTTTTCGCTCAACCTGATTCAGTAGATTACTGTGGTATTGATCAGTCAACTATTGGTAACATTAAGTTGATTGTGTTGAATCCATTAAGAACTACTAAAGCTACAAGTGAGAAGGCAAGTATCAATGTGTATATGTCTTTTGATGATGATTTAGAAGTCTTTTGGCCTACGTTAACGGCAATAACTGGAACTGATTATTTGAATTCGGTATCGTGGCCTCAACTTGAGTATGAAGGATTGAAAGCTGGAACAGTTGATGATGTGCCTACATATTTCCAATTCCCAACCCCAACAATAACCTCATTACGTGCTAATGCTGGTGTCTTTGAGTCAACAGAAGAAGATGCCGTATTGGTGAATATGAGTGAATTATCTGTTGAGGATGTGAAGAAGGAGATTAAGAATACCCATTGCACATCACAATCTGGTAGATTGAAAGCAGTGAATGTAAAAGATGAGAAGAAGAAGGAAAGTAAAGAAAAAGTTTTGAATCAAGTTCCTATTCCTGTTCAAAACTCGCGTATTGAAACGATGCCTAATCCATTGTGGGTTTCTAAAAGAAGACCTGGATTTGCTGCTCAATATAATTTTGGGGAGAAGATTACAAACTTGAGACAGGTTTTGAAGAGATACAGTGCAGCTTATTATATCAAAGGATTCCCGCTTACTGCTTCAGCTGTGCCTTCAAATTCAGCAGCTACATCGGTTTTGCCTTATATTACATTTGCTGTAGGTGCTAGTCCCTTTGCAGATACAAAAATGGATGGAACAATGACTGATTTGGTTGCAAATGATGCTTTCAGAGCTATATCATGCTGGACATTTCTTTCTTATTTTGGATGCATTTATCGTTATCAGCGTGGGGGTGTGCGAGTGAAATTCTTAATGGGAACTCAACCGAATACTACAGCTTTTGCTTGTCCTGGAATTCCAATAGAACTTGGTACTACATCTAATGATGTGAAGAATGATAACATCCTTTATGCTCCTCGAGCTGAACTTTTACCTATCTTTCCTGTGTCTGTTGGCCCTGGAGTTGATCAACGTAGATATGCAATAAATGCGTATAATGGTAGGAAATGGATGGCTTATTTGTCTGAAGGTTGTGTAGCTGCTTCGTGTGACATCAATCCCAATTTAGAAGTGGAAATTCCGTATTATTCCCCTTTTATGATGATTCCAACACCATCTGGAATCATAACGAAGGCACCTTTCCTTAACATGAGAGATTCTTCCAAAGCTTGTTTAGTTGCTCTTAAAATGAATAGAACTTTGACTGTTATGTTCTTTCTTGGCAAAATTCCTTTGCCTGCTGCAGTTTCAACTACACTAAGCTCACAATATTATCAACCAGCAGTTCCACATATGATTATGATGGAATCGGTGGCTGATGATTTTCAATTTGGCTTCTTAACTGGACCACCATTGCTGAATACAGTAGTGGTTGCTAGAGGTTAAAGTCGTCAAG